CTATTTACGCAGTTCTGCCGAACTGACAACAGGTGAAATGACCCTGAGTATTGACCGTTTCCGTAATTGGAGTGCATCAGTGGCAGGTATCTATCTGCCGGCTGCAAATGAACATCAAATGCTGATATACGCCCAGCAGGAAATACAAAGAAATCAAGAATTTATTTAGTTATGATAGAAACAAGAAAAACAGAAATCCGGTATGTGACATCTGACCCAAAGAAGATGCTCAACATGTATCTTGCAAAACGTGTCCTCAAAACATGGGAGGAATCTTTCATTGATGAAGATACCGGTGAAACAGTAACGATTGAACGGAATGAAATTCTTTTCGACCGTGGTACGCTGATAGACCAAGACATTTTGGCGAAAATTCGTTTCAGCATGGAAGCTGACGGTATCAGGGAAGTGGAAGTCAGCAATCAGAACCGTTTGGCGTTCGAGAATGAAAATAATGTGTTATATCCGCATATTGCCCAAGCGGAAATAGGAGGTAAGAAAAGCAAGTTCCTGCTTTACGCAACAGGGTTGGAGAATGCTTGCACCATATTGAAAGACTACATCGAGCTTAATTATCAATCGGGATTCACCTTAACGATGGCAAAGGAATTCGATTCCTGCGTGATTCTTACCGACAATTTGAAAGAGCGCAAGGTTGATGACGCTTCGACTGCCTATCTCAAAAATGAAATCACTATGGCAGAATACGCTGACAAGATGGACGATGAGACGGAAGATAGTGACGAAGAAGCCAAGCCGGATGAAAAGAAGTTCTACCAGATTGAGACGAAAATCACATTCACGGATGGGGAGAATGAAGACGAAAGGGTTCAGACTTTTGTCGTGAACACCTTCAACGTTGACCGAGCGATGATGCTTATTACCCACTACCTCAAAAACAAAGAGGAGGAATGTGAGAAACAAGCCAAAGAAAAGGGACATGTGTTCAGAAAGAGGGAAATCCATACAGCCATTGAATCTGCCAAACCTATCCCGGTAGGTAGATTCATTCCTAAAGAGTTTTCAATGGTTTACGTGGAATAACGTTGTTTAGCCTGCCTGTCCGGTCTGTGAAGATGGGACGGGCGAACATGGGCGTAGACGCTGGCTGCGTTTCCTTATTGTGGATAAGTGTACAATATGCACTGTAAGGACTTGTTGATTTATGAAGCTTCAATCGGCAAGTTAATCATGATTGCTGGCACTGCCCAATTATGGTTTGGAGGGTTCGATTCCCCTACGCTCCTCATGAATGTGAGCCACACATAAATGGCACGGGTTTTAAATAATGGTTGTGCCCCGGAGAATACGCTCCGGGGCTTTTAATTGGCAAAGATTATGAGAATAGACAAAATTAAGACAGTAGGTCAGCTTAGAAAGGTCATTGAAAATCTTTCTGACGATTACGAGATAGAAATGCGTATCAGACGGAAATTGTCGGATGAAGACATAATCGAGTTGCATAAAAAGTACGGTAAGATATATCCTTATCCATACGAAACAAGTTATTCAGAACTTGAATTTGATGATGTAGGTGTGTCTGATAAAGTATTATGCTTGGGAGTTGAACTAAAAGACGAATGATATGCCGTACTACATAAAAAGAAAAAAGGCAAAGAAGAAAGACAAGCCTTTGCCACTGTTTGACAAAGCTGGTATAACAGTAAAGAAGAAGCCGGATTTGAAGGCAAAACTTGATAAAGAGTTTTCCCTTTTCATCCGGCTTCGTGATTGTATGCCTAATGGGGTTTTTCGATGTATCAGTTGCGGGCAAATAAAGCCCTTTGAACAAGCTGATTGTGGCCACTATTTCAGTCGTACACATTTGGCGACCCGTTTTGATGAAAACAATTGTCATGCCGAATGCCGACACTGCAATAGATTCAAAGCCGACCATTTAGAAGGGTATCGGGTGAATCTGATTGATAAAATCGGACAACAGAAATTCGCTTTACTAAAAGTGAAAGCTGCTGGTACTACTAAAATGACTGATTTTGAGTACGAACAATTAATCAAGTATTACAAAACACTGAACAAGAAGTTACGAAAGGAGAAAGGTGTATGAGTTATATTTTGCGTGATTATCAACAACAAGCTTCTGATTCAGCCGTCACCTTCTTCAACAACAAGACGAAGAAAACAAACGCCATTATGGTGTTACCCACCGGTAGTGGAAAGAGCCTTATCATAGCTGACATCGCTTCAAGACTTGACGGTCATACATTGGTATTCCAGCCGAGCAAGGAAATTCTTGAACAGAACTTCAAGAAACTTTGTTCTTACGGGATTCTCGATTGTAGCATTTATTCCGCCTCCTTCAATTCAAAAGAGATAAGCCGGATAACATTCGCAACCATCGGTAGCGTGAAAAGCCATCCGGAACTTTTTGCCCACTTCAAGAATATTATCGTGGACGAGTGTCACCTTGTGAATCCGATAGAGGGAATGTACAAGGATTTCTTCGATGCTGTGAAGTGCAAGGTTCTTGGATTAACGGCAACGCCATATCGTTTGAGTTCCAGCCGTGACTTCGGCTCTATGCTAAAATTCATAACCCGGACAAAGCCCCATGTGTTTTCAGAGGTCATTTATCATGTACAGGTATCGACCTTGCTTGATATGGGCTATCTCTCAAAGGTGAACTACTATCCGATGAATCCTACCGGATGGAACGAACTCAATTTGAAGATAAACACTACCGGAGCCGACTATACCGATAAGTCAGTCCAAAAGGAATATGAACGGATAGACTTTTATAGTTACATCGTTCATATCGTCCAAAGGCTGATGAATCCGAAAGCAGGAGGCAAGAGGAAGGGTATTTTGGTATTTACCCGGTTTTTGAAAGAAGCGGAACGATTGACGATGTCCATACCCGGATGTGTCATTGTTTCCGGTGATACTCCAAAGAAGGAACGTGAAAGAATACTCGAAATGTTCAAGGTCGGGGAAATACCTGTAGTAGCCAATGTTGGTGTACTTACTACCGGCTTTGATTACCCAGAACTTGACACAGTTGTTATGGCCAGACCTACCATGTCGCTTGCGATGTATTACCAGATTGTAGGCCGTTGCATCCGTCCATACAAAGGAAAGACGGCGTGGTTTGTGGATTTATGCGGTAACATCAACCGTTTCGGTGAAGTTTCCGATTTGCATTTGAAAGATACTGGAAATGGCAAGTGGGCGGTATTCTCGAAAGGACGACAATTGACAAATGTAAGATTTTAGGATATGGCAAGGAAAAGTGACCGTCCGGTTATCAGACCGGACACCTGTTCGAAATGTTGTCACGGGACACCGGTTCCGGTAATGAAAGGCAATCCCAAAGTGGTTTATTGCAATTTTTTCAACAAACGTTTTGTTGCGGATAGCAAACGAAATTGTGATTATGCGATTTGATTATGGAATATTACATACCTATTAGCAGGCGACTATTTGAGCACCAATTGTGGTGCGAAGAGCGCATATATTCGAGGTTTGAAGCATGGCTTGATTTGATTCAGAGCGCACGATTTGAAGACACGAAACAACTTATCGGCAATAGGTTTATAGAGGTTAAGAGGGGCCAGATTCTTGCTTCATTGCGGTTTTTAGCTGGTCGTTGGCAGTGGTCTACAAAGAAGGTAAATTCATTCTTGGATCTACTGATACAGGACAAAATGATAATAAAGGAAACACCAAAGGAAACAGGACAAACCGTTATAACTATCTGTAATTACGATAAATACAATTCGCAAATCATACAAGAGGAAACGGAAAAGAAACAGCAAGGAAACACTAAGGAAACACCTCGGAAACAGCAAGGAAACAAAGTTAATAAAGATAAGAAAGAAAATAATATAGGAGATTCTGACGAATCTCTTGTATGTGGGACTTCGCAGCCCCACGCCGAACATATCGATTACTCCGAACTTGTCAAATTCTTCAATGAAGAAACAAAAGGTGTATTTGGTACGGTCAGGACTCCGCTTTCTGATAGCCGTAAAGGGATGATTAACGCACGTATAAAATCTTATGGCAAAAAGACGTTTGCCGACATGATTCATAGGGCATACCAAAGCGATTTCTTGAAAGGGCAGAACAAAAAAGGCTGGACAGCATCTTTCGATTGGCTTATCAAACCAACGAATTTTGAGAAAGTAATATCAGGTAATTATGACAACAAGAATAGCAGAAACTATCCGGCAATTCCAAACGGGGCAAAATCACGAGAGGAACAAACAGACCGTGAAATCCTCGAATATGCCGCAAAAGCTTTCGGAAAGGACACGGTTAGTAGTAAATAGATACGGGGACGGTGAAAGTTTCGCTAAAAAGTTCAATCCTTCATTACAGGTTGTATGTGCTCAAAATGTGGAACGTTCGTTCAAGGGGAATGCGCCTTCATTGGCTTTGCTCGGAGAAACCTATCCAGATGAACAGGTGAATACTTGGATAATTGCTCAACTGATGGACTTGTACAAGTTTGCCGGTGTAAAAGAGAAGCCTACATTCCAACAGGTTTTGGAGCTTTCCGTGATGATACGTGTGGAATACTATTACCTGAAAGCTTCCGAATTGTTGCTTTTTTTCTTCAAGTTGAAAGCTGGCGAATATGGCACCTTTTACGGTGTTGTGGATCCTATGGTGATCATGTCTGTTCTAATTGAGTTCAAAGCATACAGAAAAAGGCAACTGGAGAAATACGACCGGGAAGAACAGGAAAGACAACGAGAAAAAAGATACGAGAAGCAAGACAAGAACTCCGTACCATTTCCGGATCATTTGGAGTTTCTGAAAAAGATTATGGAATCAGAATAATCAAGCTAAGAAAATGAAAACAGTAGAAAAGTTAAGAATAGCACCTATTGGCACCATTGTAAACTTCGCAGATCGGACACTGATAATAAAGCGTTTCCAAGCTATCGTAAAGGGTAAAATGGTAATTTGTCGCGGATGCGTTTTCCGTAGCAAGGGTGGTGCGAATAGTTGCAAGTATATGACGGCTTGTTTTGCCAAATATAGGCCGGATAGTGAGAGTGTGGTGTTTGAGGAGGTGGATACAAAATTGAAATAATTAAAATTATCATGGAATATATAGAATTTCTAAGAAATAAGATGGCTATCAGCCATCAAACAGGATTTGAAATTAATTCGGAAGAAATTACCCCGACATTATATCCTCATGTAAAAGATACTGTTCGTTGGGCGGTTGCCGGTGGATGCCGTGCTATATTCTCCAGCTTCGGTATGCAAAAGACAGTCACCCAACTGGAAATACTACGGGTAATCTTGAACCATAAAGGAG